GCACATATCAAACAGCCAGACAATGCTCAAGCTTAAAGGCGGACGCATTTCTGGACAATCAGACCGAATTGAGCCAACTCAAGTTGTCGAAATTGAAGGAGCCCCCGGTGTAGATGACGTGCGTAAACTGGCAATGCCGTTGCCGTTTAACCAACCATCTTCGGTGTTGTTCAACCTCCTTGGATGGTTGACAACAGCGGCCAAGGGCGTGGTATCAACCGCTGAAGAAAAGATTGGTGAGATCAACTCTAATGCCCCTGTCGGAACGACACAGGCACTAATCGAGCAAGGCGCTAAGGTCTTCTCATCTATTCATGCCAGATTGCACCGCAGTCAGGCTAAGTCGTTAGCCATCTTGTCACGTATCAACCACTGGTACTTGGAAGAGATGGACAACCAGTCCGGCACCGAAATTGAGGTGCGAGACTTTGCTGATAATAATGATGTGCGTCCAGTTTCAGACCCCAACATCTTTTCAGAAACACAACGTCTGGCACAAGCCCAAGCTGTGTTGCAAATGGCAACTTCTGCGCAACCGGGCATGTTTGACATGCGTGCGGTGTACAGTCGCATGCTCAGGCAATTAAAAGTACCCGGCATTAACGAAATTATGCCAAACCCAGATGGTGTTAAAGAATCTAATCCAGCACTGGAAAACGTGTCGATGACAATGGGGCGTCCGGCAGCGGCATACCCAGACCAAGATCACTTGGCGCACATTATTATTCACTTGGCATATGCTAAGGATCCAAACTACGGCGGCAGCCCTATGATTGGACCTACCTTTGCACCGCAGGCACTGCAACACATTAAGCAGCACCTTACGTTGCATTACTTGCAATCTATGCGTGCGTATGTGGCGCAAGCTGCGGGCGGAGAGGATGCGTTTAAGCTCAATGAAGAGCAGCCATTGGACTTGGAAGCACAACAAGCGCTTGTGTTGGCAGCTAACATGGTGAGCCAAGACTCGACGCAAACATTTGAAAACATTATGCCGGCTGTGCAAGAGTTGGTGCAAAAAGTTCAGCAAATGGCTCAAATGCAACAGCAAAACGCTGCAGCAAATGATCCAACAGCCCAAGTCATTTTGAAGACGCAAATGGCAGAGACGGAGCGCAAGACCGCCGAGTTCCAAGCCAAGATGCAGAAAGATTTGCAAGAGGCGCAGCAGAATTATCAATTGCGCGTGGCGGAGTTGTCTCAGAAAGTGCAAGAGCTACAGACTAAGTACTCAGTGCAGACTGACATTGACAACCAACAGAATGCTACAAACATTGCGTTGGCCAACATCAATAACTCCTCTCGCGAGCGTACGGCAATGATTAGTGCTGGCGCTGCCATGGACCAACAACAAATGCAGCTTGAGCACGAGCAAAACCAGTCTGCAATTCAAGCCATTAACGCGGCAGAGCAAGACATCCGCCAACATGGTTTGCAAGTTGAAAAGCAACAGTTCCAGCAGTTTATTCAGGGCGTGCAACAAGAAGCGCAAGCAGAGCAGCAACACTCCCAGACGCTGCAACAAACGCAACAACAGCACGAACAAGATTTACAAAAACAGGCCATGCAGGCCCAACCACAACAACCTCCTATTCAAGGACAGTAACATGGCAGACAACAATCTCAAAGGGTTTCGTCAAACATACCAAGAGACAGGCAAGATGAGCTCAGGCGGCGGCCCAGAGTGCGCGATCGACAAAGGAGCCTCCGGCTCACACCGCGACAACAATTGGAAAAAAGGCGCAGCGCAAAGCAAAATGCGTAACGCTGGCAAAGTAGGTCCATATTCCAACGTTAAAGACCAGTTTGGCTCTAAATATTAATTATTAGGGCGGATATACCCGCTCATTGGTATGAGTGGGTATATGAAAGATTTAATTTCTGAAATCATAAGTCGCTTGAAAAAAGCAGACGTACAAATAACCGAAGCGATTGCTTCTGGTTCAAACATTCACAGTTTTGATATCTATCAAAAATTTGTGGGTAAAAGGGAAGGCTTGCAAGAAGCGCTTTCCCTTATAAATGAAATCCTAAACGAGGATGATAACGATCTGTAAAGATCAAGGAGCAATGTAAATTGTTTGATATTAGAGAGAAAGACAAGCCAGATACACGATCGATGGAAGAGTGTTTTCCTATTGTGGATCCCGGTGTTGAAGTTGTTGGTGACCGAGTGTTGGTGCAATTGCGCCGAGAAAAGATCACAAGCAAAGGCGGCATCATTCTGGTAGACGAAACAAAGCAAACGTTACGTTTTAACGAAACCGTAGCAAAGGTTATTTCCATCGGCCCATTGGCATACAAGAGTCCAGATACGCTGGAGACTTGGCCTGAAGGTGCTTGGTGTGAAGTAGGCGACCTTGTACGCACTATCAAGTATGGTGGTGATCGTTTCGTAGTGCAGCCTGATGATGAAGGCGCTCCAATTGTGTTTATCACAATTCAAGCGCGTGAGATTATTTCAAAAATCACATCATTTGAAGCAGCGCAAAAAATGCGAGCTTTTGTAGATTAATTAACTTTTGGATAAAAGTATGTCAGACACAGATAAAGAAATTCCTGTTAAAGAACAGGACGACGGTTCAGCACTTATTGCAATGGACCAAACCTCAGACCCGTTTGCTGAAGATAAAGACGAAGATAAAGACGAAGATGAAGGTTACGCACAAGGTGGTGCGGTTGAAGACAACCAAGATGAAGAAAGTGATGAAGACGAGGACCGGGAACGAATTCGGGAAGCTCGTCGTGAAGAACGCAGACTAAAGAAAGAGTTGTCTAGAGAGCGTGAAGCATCATCTAAACACAAAATTAGTGCACTTGAGCGGCGTAATGAAGAACTGGCACGGCGACTAGCTGCGGTAGAAAATACAGCAACATCATACCAGTTTGCACAAGTGGACAAAGCGTTAGAAGACGAGGCAACTCGTGTTGAGTACAATAAAATGAAGTTGTTGCAAGCTTCGCAATCAGGTAACGCGGAAGCTCAGGTAGAATACTTAGAACAGTTGCAAGAATCTAAAACAAGATTGGCGCAAATTCAGGCATACAAAAAACAACAACTAGAAGAAGCCCGACGACCAAAGCAAAATGTGCCTAACGAAGTGTCCGCGGACATTCAGCGTAATGCAACGGGTTGGTTGGGTAAGAATAAATGGTACGACCCACAAGCGCGAGACACAGACAGCAAAATCGCAAAGTTGGTGGATACTGATTTAGCGGCTGAAGGTTGGGACCCAGCAGACCCAGAGTATTGGGATGAATTGGATAACCGACTTCAGCAACGTTTACCTCATCGGTACAATGGTAAATCTGGCGCACGCCGAGGTGGCCCTACAGCATCAAGTAGATCAGCCAACCCAAGTGGACGTTCAGCAGGCACCATTACGTTAAGTAAAGAGCGAGTATCAGCGATCAAAGACGCGGGGGCTTGGGATGATCCGGTCAAGCGTGGCAAAATGATTCGCGCCTACGCAGCTTTTGACAAACAAAACCGTACCTAATTGAGGAAAAAACATGAACACACGAATTAAGCGAGACGTAGAAGACCGATTAGCTGAACGGGTCTTAGAAGTCAAAGCACGCAGCGAAAGCTCCGAAGATTTATCAAACCGGGAACGCATAGAGGCGTTCCGTGATAAATGGCAGAACTCTGCTCTGCCAGACATTCCAAAGGACGCAGTCCCCGGAATGCATTTGTGTTGGTTATCAACGACCAACACATACGACAGTATCGACAAACGTATGGCATTGGGTTATGAGCCAGTGAAAGCCGCAGAACTAGGAAAAGGCTTTGAAACGCTAGGTAAGATGAGCTCGGGCAAGTTTGAAGGCTGTGTTAGTTGTAACGAAATGGTTCTCTTCAAATTACCAGAAGAAATCTATCAAGAAGTGATGCGCATGATGCACTTAGAGGATCCACTGGAGCACCAGCGTAATATCACCTCGCAAGTCCGGAGCACTGCTCAGGAAGGCAAAGGTGGTCGTTCAATTCTTGAAGGAGGAATTTTGGAGATGGAAAAGGAATCAAAAAGGGCGAATAGTAATATCCGCTTTTCATAACATTCTTCAATAAAAACAAAGGAATTATACATGTCAACGACATACGTCCCCTTTGGTCTGAAGCCAGCGTATCATCCTAGTGGTTTGGATCGTGCTACCCCATTCGTGGGCACTAACTCGTACCAAGCTGCAACGGATAACTCATACAATGCACCCTACGGTTTAACCTCAGGTCAGGCTTTTTACCAATATCAACCAGTCGGCATTAACTCTTCTGGTCAACTTATTCCAGCCCCCACAGCAGCCGCTACAGATCGTATGTACGGAGTGTTTGACGGCGTTGAGTTTACTGATTCACAAGGCCGCCGTTCGGTAGCTAAATGGGCAGCTAAAACAACTCTGGACGCATCTACACAAATCGTGTTCTGGGTTTTCTCAGACCCCGCAATTGTGTACGAAGCACAGTGCAACGGTTCCGTAGCCACTTCGGCAATGGGCCGCGAGTACAACTTTGATGCAACAAACAACCCGACAGTGGGCTACTCCATTGGTAACGGTGGCGCTGGTTTTTCGCAGTGCGCTCTGGCAGCTTCGCCAGTAGCCGCAGGTGCGCAAGGCCAAGTCAAAGTAGTGGGCCTTGGACGTGAAACAGCATTCCCAACAGGCGAAACAAACGCTTGGGGTGATGCTAAAACAATCGTTCAAGTTCAGATCGCTAACAGCCAGTTGGTCGCTCCGTCGATCTCGGTTTAATTAACAACGAAAGGAACTAAACAATGGCAACCCCAATGCGTAGTACGGACTTTCGTGCGGTAGTCGAACCGATTATCAACGAAGTCTTTGACGGTGTTTACGAGCAACGTGCAGATGAGTGGAAAGGATTTGTCGAACAGATCCAAGGTATTCCACGCAACTACCACGAAGAAGTGATGCTTTTCGGCATGAATGCCGCTCCTGCCATGCCTGACGGCACTCCTGTCAGCTATGATCAGGGTGGTACTCTGTACATCACACGTTTTATTTATCAGATCTATGGCTTGGCATACGCCTTGACTAAAGTTTTGATGGAAGACGGTGATCACATCCGTATCGGCAGCACATTTGCTAAGCACCTTGCTCAATCTATGATTGAAACCAAGGAAACCCTCTGTGCAAACCTGTTGAACTTCGCGTTCACAGCAGGCTACACAGGCGGTGACGGCGTGACGCTGATTAACGGCGCCCACCCTGTCGCTAACGGTCTGACTTACAGCAATCAACTTTCAACAGCCGCTTCTCTCTCGCAGACTTCGGTTGAGCAAATGTTGATCCAGATCCGCTCCGCTATTGACAACAATGGTAAGCGTATCCGTCTGAAAGCAGAACAGTTGGTTGTTCCTCCTGCACTTGAGTTCCAAGCTGAGGTTATCCTCAAATCGGTTCTCCGTTCAGGCACAGCCGACAACGATCTGAACCCAATCAAGTCAACTGGCATGCTTCCAAAAGGCACTCACGTAGTGACCCGTTTGAGCTCCAGCAAAGCTTGGTGGATTCAGACTGATGCTGAAAACGGCTTGATGCTCGTTATGCGCCGCCCCATGGAGAAATCTATGGAAGGTGACTTCGAGACTGACAGCATGCGCTATAAGGCTACAGAGCGTTACGCCACAGGTTGGCACGATGCCCGTAACATTTATGGTACAGCAGGCGTTTAATACGCCATAAGTAAGGCAAAAGGGCCGCTTCATAAGAGTGGCCCTTTTTGTTTGTATGAGGGCGGAACAAACTCTAAACAGGTATAAGTAGTTATAGGAAGCTTTGCCTCATTCTGACCGCCGATACTTCCCGGTCGGGCAACTCAGAGACAGTTTGAGGCGACCACTGAGAAATGGAATCAATATGTCAAGTACTTTTACTTCCCCAATCCGCATTTTCAAGCGTAACAACCCCACGAACAATGGCACGATCGCTCCAGACAACACTGGCGCCGCCATGGCTTCAAAGCAAACCGCTGTTGTTGCCGCTACAGCAGCCACAGTAGTTATCCCCGCAGGTTCAATTATCAGCAACATTTCAGTGTACCTGAACGTTGTTGGCGCAGCGTCGCGTGCTATTTCGATTACTTCAAACGGCACCACAACGTCTGTCGGTTCGGTTGTCACAACAGCACTGGGCAAAGTTGACGCTACGTTTACAGCATCCGCGGCAGTTGCCAACCTCTTGGCAAACGTTGGTGCTTTTGACGTGACTATCACACTGGCTTCTGAAGCAGCTTCTGCAGGTACTTTTTCTGTTGAATACACTGCTCGTAACGTTGACGGAACAATCACAGCCTACGGTTCTGGATACTCCAACAGCTAATTAAGATGGCGGGGGAGCACCCCGCCTCTTTAACTTTTTGGAGGAGTTATGAAACAAGTTATTGTGACGGCAGACGTGAGTGGCAACACCCCCGCAGTCATCCTAGATCAATACGTATCACCATTTAGCGTTACATACAGCGCTTCAGGCTCTGGTACGGTTCAAGTATCTGTTACGAACCCATACCC